AGCTTTTGGAATGAAAATTATCATAACAAAGAACGGTTTTGGAATTAATGCGTACTTTGTTGAAGATGAACTAGCAAGAGCTGCTGAAAGTCTAAAAATATCTGTAAAGGATATTATGGAATTTGGTGATTCGGCTGTTCAACTAGTTCAAGAAGAACTAAAAAAACTAAGAAGAAAAACAGAGTTTGTATCTTCTGTGGATCTTGCTACTAAAGCAAGTGACATGTATTCAAGAGGATGTTCAATGGAAGAAATTCATGATTTTATTATAGAAAACATGCCTGGAGACCTTCCAAAAGAAGCACATGAAGAGCTTAAATCTATTCTGTCGTCATTTTATCAATAACAAGCATTATTGCTTGTTAGCAAATACAAAGGATTCCTCTATAAACATTGTATGTATATTTAAAATCACCATCCCTTTGTGTTTGCTAAGAGGTAATAATAAGCCTCTAGGCACCGTTTTTATTCATGTGATACTTCCCTGTAACATTATTTGAATAAAAAAACACAAACATTTAAAGAAGAGCAAGTGACATAAAAAAAGTATTTCTAGCGTTTTTTACTCAACGGTGCCTTATTTTTCAATAAAGGGGTGATTTACATAGATAAGACAAGTTAATAAAAAGAAGACAACAAATAAATGTCGTCTTCTAAATTCAGTTCCAAGCAAATTATAGCAGTAAAAATATTAAATGAAAAGAGGAAGAAAAATGTTAGCAAAAGCAATCGAAAAAATTCAAGAATTAACAAACGCCCAAGAAAATTGTAAGGTAGAAGAATGCAATATTTTTGGCGAAAGATATATCCATCAAGGAGAAAGACTTACTCGCTTTACAGTGCCAAGAATTAATCCTGTTGAAGTAAAAAGCCTTACAGCGCTTAAACAAATGATCAAAAACTTCATTGAAAATGATAGTACAGCAATTAATGTTCATTTGCCAGTAATTATAACTGCCGAAGGAAATAATATCAAAGTATACACTTCTATAGATAATACATATGGAAGACAATTAATTTTTGAAGCAAACCCAATTATTCCAAAGGCTATTTTGAACAGATTCATTCCTGCTGAACAAATGATCATTAACGTTAATACTTGTTTTGTACAAGACAAAAACACTGATAATTTTATTCAAAGCATATCTAAACTATATAAAGTGAGCAAAGTTGAGGCAGTTGATAATGGAATTGGAGCACAATTGAAAGTGACAGAAGGAGTTAATACAAACGAAGCTGTTACAATCAATCCGATTGTTGCGTTAACGCCTATTGGAACTTATCCAGAGCTTAATCAAATCAGAAGAAAGTTTAATTTAAGAGTGGATCATGATGGAGAGGTAGCTCTAATGGTATGTGATGAAGGAATCTTTGAAAGAAAAGTTCAAGATGAATTAAAAGATTACTTTAAATTTGCTCTTGATAAAGAAATTGAAAGAAAAGATGTAATTCTTGCTTTATAGATAGGTGATCAGTATGAATAGAAATAGATCTATATTGGATATTGAGGGTGGAAATATCATCCGACAAATCGATAACGCATTAGAGCAAGTGATGTTCAATATCAATGATGAAAGCACGGATTTAAAGGCGAGAGAAATTAAGGTAAGCATTAGAATCACACCAAACAAAAAAAGAAATGAATTGACAGTAGGGTATAAGGTTACACCAAAACTTTCACCTAAATTAAACGAACCTATTACATTAGTAAATACGAGAGAATTCGAACCTGCGACAGGTGAGTTCTTAGGTTCAAAACTTTCAGAATTAGGTGGTGTTGTTCAAGGTCAAATCAATCTTGATGGTGAAGTTGCTCCAGAACTTCCACCAATTGTTGTTGGTTCAAGGCTGCAAGAAAAAAGAAAAGTAGTAAATGCAAATAATAAGTTTCAAGGGGCTATAGAATAGCTCCTAAAAAAGGAGTTGTTTTATATGGGAAACATTCAAAAAAAAGACGGGTTTATATTTTATAAAAGCTTTTATGATTCAATCAATGCACTTGATGAATCAATGCAGCTTGAGGTTTATAAGGCGCTTGCCGAGTATGGTTTGACTGGTGAAATGGGAGATGATCTATCACCAATAGCAAAGGCTCTTTTAACGGCTATGATTCCAACAATTGATAACGCTAATAAACGTTATGTTGCAAGTGTTGAAAATGGGAAAAAAGGTGGTCGACCTAAAAAAAATAAAGAGGTTGTTCAAGAAATAAAAGAAAACCTAGAAGAACCTAGTCATAACCTAGAAAAACCTAAACAAAACCTAAATAAACCTAGCCATAACCTAAAAGAACCTAACCCTAACCCCTATGTATCTGTATCAGTATCTGTATCTGATACAGATACATTGATAAAAGATAAAAAGATAAAAGAGAAAGATAAAACTGAGGAGCAGGCTCCTCGTTTAAACTACATTACTGAATGTCTTTTAAAAAAAGATTTAATCTTAGAAAATGAAGTAAGTTTTGTTGATGACCTTGTAAATACGTATCAGCAATCTTTTAACGGCATTGATATCAATTGCAAGTGTGAGTATATTTTGAAAAAAATGAAAACTAAACATTTAAAAAATCGGTTGAATTATTTTAAAAGTGCGTTTGAAAAGAATATTTATCAGGATTTTCAAAAAGAAAGCAACTATGTAGAACCAGTTGAGAAAATACCGATTGATAATGAAGCACTTTCTATGCTTGAAAAGTACGATTAGGAGGAAAAGAGCATATGATTGTTCAGGTTGTACAAGAAAGACCCCAAGAAAAAATTAGAATTGGTGGGACAAAGGATTGTAACAATGAGTTTATTCTTTTATCAGCAATTTCTTTGCTTGTGTATGTTTCTAAAAAAGAAAATTTAGGAGTAGACGAATTGTTGGACAATTGTCATTTAAAAATCAAAGAAATGAAAGTAAAAAATTTATAAAGTAATAAAAATGTAAAAATATTCAAATGTGAGGAGAATGAACATGGCGAAAAGAAGAGTAAAAACGTTCAAAGGTCAAAAAGAAACATTGCCAATCAAAGATAAGAGATTATTGAATTCTTTTATGAATAATCTTCTTTTAAAAAGAGACCTTGCAACAACCGATGTAAAAAGATATCAAGCTGATCGTAATTATATGATTGCCTTATTAGGCTTCAATACTGCTTTTAGAGCAAATGATCTTTTACAGTTAAGAGTTATTGATGTAAAAAAGGGCTATGTTCATATCAAAGAGCTAAAAACAGGTAAAATGCAACATTATCGTATGGATAAAAGGCTTCATAAAGATGTTTTGGATTACATTGAAAGAAATCATCTTGCTGATCATGATTATCTTTTCAAAGGTCAAAAGAAAAAACAATCAGGTATTTCTTATGTTTTGCCTTTGACACGTGAAATGGGCTACAAAATCATGAAGAAAAATGCAGATGAAGTCGGTGTTGTTTCTACTTTCGGAATGCATTCCCTTAGAAAAACGTTTGGATATTTTTATATTAAAAATGGTGGCAATGTTATTACTCTCATGAAAATGTACAATCATGATGAACCAGCAACAACACTTAGATATGTCTGTTGGGAAAACGATGATGCAGAAAAAGAAAGAAGCAGAGTATACATTGCTGCTACAAAATAGAAGTGAGGTGGAACAATGCCAAGAAATAAACTAACGGATATGCACAATATCTTGATGGAACAATTAGAAAGATTGAACGATGATGATCTTACGGACGAAGAACTTCAGGCCGAAATAAAAAGAAGTAGAGCAATGGCAGATATTAGTGCACAAATTGTCGATAACGCTAGAGTCCATATTGAAGCTGCCCAATTTCAAGCTGATTACAATCGGGAAACTCCTGTGCTTCCCAAAATGTTAGGCATTGAAAGTAAAAAATGAGTATGAGATATACGCAGGAAATGCGTGATTACATCATTGAAATAGCTCCTGGTCGATTGAATTCTGAAATAGCGGATATGTTCAATAAAAAGTTTGGAACGAATTTGAGTGCTAAAACTATAAAGAGTTACAAGAGTAATTACGGAATAGTTTCTAAGGTTTCTAAAATTGACTATTCAAAAATCAAATACAAAAAGCTTTTGAATGATAAACAGGTTGAATATCTAAAAAAGATTTATCAAGGCATCAGCAATAGAGAGTGTACAAGACTGATGAATGAAAAATTCAATACTTCTTTTTCGTGTCAACAGATAAAGGCACAAAAAAGAAATCTTCATTTAGTTTCAGGACTTACAGGAAGATTTGAAAAAGGATCTAGACCAGCTAATCCAATCCAAAAAGGAGAACATCTTTCGATTGAAACCGAATTTCAAAAAGGACATACTCCCAAAAACTGGGTACCTGTTGGTGCTGAAAGAAAAAGGTCGGATGGATATATTTATGTCAAGGTATCTGATGAAAGAGGTGTCAAATATTCTCACTTGATCAATTGGAAGCCAAAACATATTTTGTTATGGGAAAAGGAATATGGACCTATTCCAGAAGGTAAATCACTGTTATTTTTAGATGGAAACAAAGAAAATGTAACACTTGACAATCTTGCTTTGATTACAAAAGCACAAAGATTGATCATGTGTAATAAGAAGCTGATTTATGATGACCCTAAACTTACAAAAGAAGGAATATTAATTGCTCAAACATTAGATGCTACTTATAAAAAGCAAAATGAATTGAAAGAAAAAAGGAGTAAAATACATGGAAATAAAAAATCAATTAAAAGAAATGTTTCAAATACAAAAATCACTAAATGAAAATATTTTAAAAGAATTCGGTAAACTAAGCATGACTTCTAATAAATTACAAATGGCAATTACAGATGAATTAGGAGAACTAACGCATGAACTTAAAGGAGATTGGTGCTGGTGGAAGAAAACACAACCACCTGTAGATAGAAAAAGAGTATTAGAGGAATTAGTGGATGTTTATCATTTTGTAATGACCTGGGAATTAAGATACGGACCTGTAGCTGGAGATATTAAAGGAATATTAGAATACTATAAAGATGCAATTGATGAATATGAAACAGATATCAGTGCTTTAGAACTTCATAAACTGATTTGCATAGTAATATTCAGAAAAAATAAATTAATGAATTTATTAGTTTTAAGTAGAAGATTAAATTTCACATTTGATGAAATCTATCAAGAATACCTTAGAAAGAACAAAATCAATTATGAAAGACTTAAATGGGTATTGATTATGACTGATAAAGAATGGGTTGAACTATGCAATGAACGTCATATAAAAGTTATTGATTTTGACTATAGAAACTGTACAAGAGATGAAGCTATTGCTGCTTTAGATTTATTAGAAGAAGCACATTCTATAGCATTTCCAAATCTTTCTGACGAAGATAATAAGCAACACATTATGAGTTGAAAAAAAGAAAGAGGAAGTGAGAATAAATGACAATTAGAGAATATTTTGAAAGAGAAAAACATCCTGTTGAAAAATATTTAATTCAAAGAGCAGAAAAAGCAACAATAGTTGTACCAGAAGTGGGAAAAAACAATCTAAACAATCTAGGTGGTAATCTATTAGATCGTGAAATAAAATCAGTTTCATTAGATTCAATAAATGAGTGTGATGAAGCAACGATTACTATCCGTATTTAAAAAAGAGGTAACAAATGAAACATCCAAAAAGAATTAATTTAGCAATGAAGAAGTTGATTACTGCTAATGGACTGAATCCTAAAGATTATTGGTTTTTAAAAAATACGATAGATTCTTTAGTGCTAATTCATAAAGAGACAAGCAAAGTAATCACATTGAAAAAGTGTGAAAAATAGCGTGTTTTACGATATTCAATGTCCAAGGTTAAATTTTTAAGAGTAACAATCCACAAAAGTGTTGATAAATCAATAGAAAGCATGGAGTTTCAAGAATATAAAAAATTTAACACTTTTAGGGGTTATAAGTAATTTATTAAGTTATGTTCGGTGTAAAAAATTCTGCAAAATATAAAAAAATATTGTACTTTTAATAAATTTATAGGATAGCTGAGAATATTGAACATCTTTAGCATAATTAAAAGAACTACATCACAAGGAGGATAACAAATGCATTTAACAATACACACATTACCAATTATTCGAAATGAAATTCGTACGTATAAGAGTTTAATTAAAGAACGTGACAAGTTAATCAACGATTATGAAGCACCTCTTAAAACACTTAGAAATAAACTTTTAGAGGTTGAAGAAAAATTGGAACTTATTAAGTCTCCTGGTAAAGGTGATGGCTTAGGTGGTTTTGTTCAAGATAGTGCTGACAAGTATAACTACTTGATTGATAAAAAGGATCAATTAAAAAAATCAATTGTTGATTATATTCAGTCAAATGAAAAAGATTACTTAGAAGATCTAAAACATTGGGATGTACGTATTGCTACTGTTGAGTATTATCTTAACAAGATGGATGCACTTGATAGAAAATTCATAGAGGACTTCTATTATAATCTTTCAAAAACACAATGCATGGAGCGTTATAACATTACTAACAACAAAAGTCTTTACCGAAAAGCCGACAATATATTATTGAATTTACTAAAAAAAGATTAAAAAAGTGCTTCTATGTGGAAGATTCCCCCTTTATTTGGTGCTATTATGTTATTGTGAAGTTTTCAAAAAGATGACATCCACAATGTCAACGCTTTGTCTTGAATTCATTTACGATTGATTTGTTGTCAATTGAAGTATTATGAAAAGCTCTTGTTTCAGGAGCTTTTTGTTTTGTTTAAAAATGGAGGTATAACTTATGGCAGTTAAAAGATTAGACAGAGATGGAGCACATAGAAAGCAATTTGAAAACAACAAGAAAAGAATATATGCTACTCAAACCATATGTGGGATTTGTGGAAAGCCAGTAGATTTCAGCTATAAATATCCACACCCCTTGTCACCATGTATTGATCACATCATACCAGTAGCAAAAGGTGGACATCCAAGTGATTTAGATAACCTACAATTGGCTCATATGACATGCAACAGACAAAAAAGTGACAAAATCTTTGCTAATAACGCAATAAAAACCGAAAAAGTCATATCAAACAGGATACTGCCACAAACAATTGATTGGACTACGTATCGAAGCAAAAAATAATCGTTTTTTAGGACGGGGCATACTACCCCTAAAAATGCGTTCTCCGGACTTCATGCCGTACTGTGAATATTTTCTCACGGATTATGAAAACGGCTCTCAAAACGAAATTATGAAAGGAATAGAAGATATATGAAATACAAAGGAATGGGATATTTAAGAAGAAAACTTGCTAGTAGGAAAGAAAGATGCGAAACAAGATACGATTATTATGAAATGAAAAATCAAATGGTTGATATTTCAAGTGTAATACCGCCTGAATTTAGATGGTTAAAAGAATGTTTAGGATGGTGTTCAAAAGCTGTTGACTCTATTGCTGATAGAATTTCCTTTGTTGAATTTTCTAATGATAATTTCAATATGCAAGAGATATACGACATGAATAATCCTGATGTGTTGTTTGACAGTGCAATTATTTCATCATTGATTACATCATGTTCTTTTATTTATATTTCTCAAAAGGTTGGAGAAATGCCTCGCTTACAGGTAATTGATGGAAGACATGCAACAGGGATTATTGATCCTATTACAAATATGTTGGTTGAAGGATATGCCATATTAGAGGAAGATGTTCTAGGGAATCCTATTATTGAAGCATATTTTATTCAAGGAGTTACATATTTTTATGAAAGAGGTGAAAAACCTTATAAAATCAAAAATAAAGCTCCGTATCCACTGCTGGTTCCAATTATTAATAGACCTGATGCTAAAAGGCCATTTGGACATTCAGTTATTTCAAGAGCATGTATTTCTATTCAGCAAGCAGCAATGAGAACTCTAAAAAGAAGTGAAGTATCCGCTGAGTTCTATTCATTCCCACAAAAATATGTTTTAGGACTTGAACCAGGAGCTGAAATGGATAAATGGAAGGCAACTATTTCATCATTGATGCAAATCTCAAAGGATGAAGACGGGGACAAGCCTACTGTAGGCCAATTTGCCCAACAATCAATGGCACCCTATGTTGAACAACTAAAAATGTTGGCCAGTCTTTTCGCTGGTGAAACAGGGTTGACATTAGATGATCTAGGTTTTTCTACTGAAAATCCATCAAGTGTTGAAGCAATCAAGGCACAACATGAAAATTTAAGATTGAAAGCAAGAAAAGCTCAAAAAACATTTGCTACAGGTTTTATCAATGCTGGATTTTTAGCAGCATGTTTGAGAGATGGTTATACATATTCAAGAGATCAAATTTATTTAACAAAAATCAAATGGGCACCGATTTTTGAACCGGATGCTTCAGCTCTTTCAGTTATTGGAGATGGAGCAATTAAAATCAATCAAGCTGTACCAGGATATTTTGATAAGGACAATCTAAAAGAACTTACTGGAATCGATTATAGTGCATCTTCATCAACTTCAAATATAGATGATATGTTTAAGGAAGAAATAGATGAATAATGATATCGTTCCTTCTTTATTAGAAGAAATTCAAAAACAGTTTGATGAAGAAATAAAAGTTAATGAAAAAATAAAATCAATTTTAATAAAACAAAAGCAGGGAGCGGTAAATTATACCGACTCTCTTTCTTTTGCAAAAGAATTAGGAGTTTCTTTAAAAAAGGTAATACAAGAAAATATCAACGAAGAAATGCTTCCTGATGGAAAAATGTATTACAACATTGCTCAAAGATTACTTGAACCAATGATCAAACAAAATTATGATTTGGTATCCAAACAATGTGAGGCTACACAAAATATTTTGAATAAAAAAGCTGATTTAGGATTAAAAGCAATTGTTCCTGAATATAACAAAGAAAAAACAGCAAGTATCATTGATTATATTTCAAATGCTGATAAGTACTCCCAACGTGAAAAAAGTTTTCTTGATTCATTAGAAACCAATGCAAAGTCGGTCGTAGATGATTCAGTTCGAAAAAATGCTGATTTTCATTACAATGCGGGGTTAAGGCCTAAAATCATTAGAACAACAGTTGGAAAAACATGTAAATGGTGTCAGTCAATGGCTGGTGTTTATGATTACAGTAAAGTTAGCAATACAGGTAATAATGTTTTTAGAAGACATGCGAATTGCGACTGTACTGTAGTTTATGATCCTGGAGATGGCAGTAAGAAAGTACAGGATGTTTGGAGTAAAAGAATTGATTATAGAGAAAATATTAGGAAAAATTCAAATTTTATGGGTGCAAAGAAACCCTTCAATATGAAATTAGGAAAAAAAGAGATTTCTTTTGTTACGTATAAAAATGACAAATATTATAATATCTATTGTCAAACATATTCGCAAAATTCAAAAAGAATGTGTGAATACTTAAATACTAAAATAAATCAAGAATATCGATATGGAAAAATAAACAATATCGTGGTGGTTCAAAAAAATGCATTACAGGGTATTGCCTGTTATGATCATATAAATAATGATTTATTTATATGTGAAGAACTGATAAGTAATAAGTTTTCACAAATTGTTGATACCTCATATTTTCCATCTAAAAATTTAGATGATGTATTAAATCATGAACTAGGTGGTCATAAAAAACATTGGGAAGTTGTAAGAAAATATCAACAAGCAAACAATATAAGTGAATTACAAGCCAAAAATGATTTAGAAGAAAAACTAAGAAATTATGTGCTTAATCAGGAAACAAATGATATAATGTATATAAGAAAAAACGTAAGTCAAAATGCACAAGAATCATTTAAAAATACAAAATCATTGAATGAATTGATAGCAGATTGTATTGTCTTGAATAAGCAAAACAGTGTTTTTGATGAATTTTTAGACAGATTAGTTATGGAGGTGCTTGGTTATGATGGTTAATCCCACAAAAAGGCAAAAAGAACTTATTAAAATATTTGAAGAAGAAGTTGCTCCTTGGTGCTATGTTGATAAAAAAACAGGTGAAATCAAATTAAAAGAAGATGCACCAAAAAATATCAAAGACAAATATTATTTATATATGAATAGTTAACCGACAGTAGTCGGTTTTTATTTTGCTTGAAAGCACCATGAAAAACTATGAAAAGAAATAAAAAATAAAAAAGCTCCTACTCATTAGAGTGGGAGTCTTTAGAAATATATGCATCTATTTGTAATAAGTCATTCATATAGTCGGATATTTTTTCAAGACCTTTCGTGTTAAAACATAATAGATTATTTATTAATTGAACATATAATTTTTGTTTTTGATTTTTTTGAAGATAATAAAGCAGAGAGTTTATTTTTTGATAATCACTGTCTGAAGAAGTATTTTTCAAATTGTTAAATGGTATGAAATGAGTAGTACGATGGCTATTGTTATTAAAAGACGCTATTTCTTCGGTATTGCCAATAAGCCATTCTTCATCAACATCTAGTACCTCTGCAATTATTTCAACATATTTTGCCTTTGGAATGAATTTTCCCGAAAGATATTGACTAATAGCTGATCTACTAATTCCTGTAAGCGAAGATAATTCTTTTTGATTTATTCCTCTAGCTTTCATTATTTTAGAAAGCCTTTCTACAAAAACATCATTCATTATTATCACCTCTTTCGTATTACTATTTTACAATAGAATAAAAAAAATAACAATAATTCAAATTTGAATATTGACAATTCAAAAATGAATAAATATAATTGTGTTGTAGTTCAAATTTGAATTGACGGAGGTGAAAAAATGAAAAGAGTGACTGTTGAATTAGATGATGAATTAGCAAAACAATTGAAAATACTAGCTATTAACTCTAACGGAACTGTTAAAAGTTATGTAACAAATCTAATCAAAAAAGATTTACAAACAAAAAAAGACATTCGCAAATAGTTTTGACGGACTAACGAATGTCACCATCTAGGCAAATGCATTTTAACATTGTTTGCCTAGAAATTCAATTAAAAGAGGAAAAGGAAGGTAAAAAACAATGGGAAGATTAAATACATTAAAAACAATTGAAAATACAAAAGGTAAAATCAATACACATTATGATTTAACATATGATGATATAGTGAAGATTGAAGATATTAGCAAAGGAATGTTTGATATTATTTGCAATTGTTTCATATTTGGGTATGCTCAAGGAGTAAAAGCACAAAAGAAAGGTCGTGCTTACAATGGATAACCAATTAATGAACACATCAACAATTGAAACAATCGATAGTAGAGAAGTTGCTGAAATGATAGAAGTAACACATGGTAGTTTATTAAAAAAAGTACGTAATTATGAAGAAATTTTAACCAAGTCAAAATTGACCTCGTTAGATTTCTTTATTCCTAGCGAGTATAAAGATACTAAAGGAGAAATTCGTAATTGCTACCTATTAACCAAGAAAGGTTGTGAAATGGTAGCAAACAAGTTAACTGGAGAAAAAGGTGTAATCTTTACCGCTAAATATGTTAATCGTTTTGAAGAAATGGAACAAAAAATCAAACTTCCAAAAACTGATAGAGAGATCTTATTTTTGAGTGTTAAAGTTCAAGAAGAAACAGCTCAAAGAGTTGATGTTCTTGAAGAAAAGGTATCTGATTTAGAAAAATCAACAACGATTGACAGCTCACAACAATATATGCTTGAAAGAATCGCCAAGACAACTGTAATTAGTGTACTAGGAGGCATTGAATCTAGAGCATATCAATTAATGAGCAGAAAGCTTTTCAGTAACATCTGGAGAGACTATAAAAAGTATTTTAAATTAGGCTCATATCGAGATACACTAAAGACCGATTATGAAAATGCTAAAAATTATTTGAAATCATGGTCTCCTGAAGTCAATACAAGTTTGAAAATCAAAGAATACAACGGTCAGTTATCAATGCCGTTGGATTATAACAATTAAATATGAATATTAGCGAGTTCAAAAGGCTCGCTTTTTTTATACGGATTTTAGAAGAAAGGAGGAAGTTTATGGCACAAGGATTAAGACCGCATAGACATGTATGCTTTGTAAGTGATATTCAACCATATTACGATAAGAAAAAGCATCAAAAAATGAAAAAAATCACTTTTGAGTGCTATATACCTAACTGTAACTATTGTTATTCAGTCAGTGAAGAGTATCGACCACCACCAAAAAAAGCGAATATGAAGTAGGAGGTAAAAGGAATGTCTGAAAAAAGAATTGGAAGACAAACTCCTACAACTTCGTTAGTGCTTCCTTATATTGAAACAAAAGGGAAGGAAGCGGTAGAAATTTACAACAAAACCGGCAGAACTGCTAGAGAGTGGCAGGAACTATTGATTTATGACATTTTAGCAATCGATAAAGAGGAAATGTGGGTTCATTCCCTTTTTTGTTATAGCTTGCCTCGAAGAAATGGTAAAACTGAAGATGTTATTATGAGAATCATGTGGGGCATAACTCATGGTGAAAAGATACTCTATACGGCTCATATGATTTCTACAGCACATTCAGTATTTGAAACAATATGTGCATTGCTCGACCAGGCTGAAATAGAATATACGTCAGTTAAGGCAAAAGGTTCAGAAAATATACGTTTATTGAATGAAAAAGGAAAAGCCTATAAATTAGATCATCTTGTTAATTTTAGAACTCGTTCTAATACCGGTGGTTTGGGTGAAGGATATGATGTGCTGGTTATTGATGAAGCACAGGAATACACGATTGATCAAGAAAGTGCGCTAAAGTATGTTATTTCAGCAAGTTCCAATCCTCAAACCATTATGTTAGGAACACCACCAACTGCAATTTCTCATGGTACAGTATTTCAAAAAATGAGAGATAAGGTTCTAGAAGGGAAAAGCAAGAATACAGGCTGGGCCGAATGGTCCATTGAGCATATGCATGATCCATATGATAGAGATATCTGGTATGAAACTAACCCGTCCTTAGGACAAGGATTGACAGAACGTGTAATTGAAAATGAAATTACATCAGATGATGTTGATTTCAATATTCAAAGGTTAGGGCATTGGCTATCGTATTCACAGGGTAGTGAGTTTTCGGAAAAGGAATGGGAAAATCTTAAAGTTGCAACAGTTCCCAATTTTCAAAACAAGCTTTTTGTGGGCATCAAGTATGGTGTAGATGGAAAACATGTTGCCATGTCGATTGCTACAAAGGTAGATGAAAAGATTTTTGTTGAATCGATTGATTGTCAAAGCGTTAGAAATGGCAACACATGGATTATTTCATTTCTAAAAGAAGCAGACATAGAAAAAGTTGTTATTGATGGAAGTGGCTCTCAACAGATATTGAGTGATGAAATCAAGGATTATGGAATAAAACTGAAACTTGTACTTCCTAAAGTATCGGATGTGGTTGTAGCAAACAATATGTTTGAACAGGCAGTTACATCTTCAAAAAACATATGTCATAATGACCAGCCATCTTTAAAACAAATTGTAACCAACTGTAAAAGAAGAGCAATTGGTACAAATGGCGGTTTTGGATTTAAAGCAATGATGGAAGAACATGAAATAGCATTGCTTGATAGTGTAATCTTGGCCCATTGGGCATGTGCAACATACAAAGGTGTTAAGAAAAAACAAAAAATAAGTTGTTAAGCGAACGAAAGTTCGTTTTTTTTATGCAAATTACGTTACTAACGGTAAATAGGAGAAATACAAATGAGTGAATTTAAAGAAATTAAAACACAAGAAGAATTTGATACAGCCATCAAAGAAAGATTGGCTAGAGAAAATAAAAAATATGAAGGATTTGTAAGTCCTGATAAATTAGCAGAATTAAAAGCCGATTATGAAAAAGAAATCAGTAAAAAATACGAAGGTTATACATCACCAGATGATCTAGCAACCATGAAAAAAGAATATGAAGGAAAAATTGCAAAATATGAGTCCGACTCAGTAAAAACGAGAATTGCTAATGAAATGGGATTGCCTTCATCTATTGCTTCACGTTTGAAAGGTTCAAATGAGGAAGAAATTCGTAAAGATGCTGAATCATTTGCTGGCTTTTTTCAAAAAGAACCACCTTTAGCAACAGGTGAAAAAACAGTTGCTACTAAAGAGCAAGAAAAGAAACTTGCATTAAAAAAATTACTTAAAGGTATGAAAGAAGGAGAATAGCATGACAGTATTAAGTAAAGATAATTTATTTACACCAACGTTAGTGAAAGATTTAATTAACAAAGTAAAGGGACATTCAAGTTTAGCAGTTTTATCAGCACAAACACCTATTCCATTTAATGGCTCTAAAGAATTCATTTTCTCAATGGATAATGAAATTGATGTTGTGGCTGAAAACGGTAAAAAATCCGAAGGTGGAGTAACATTGGATTCAGTGACAATCGTTCCAATCAAATTTGAATATGGTGCACGTGTTTCTGATGAATTTATGTTTGCGAGTGAAGAAGAACAGTTAGATATTTTAGATCAATTCAATGAAGGATTTGCAAAGAAAGTGGCAAAAGGTTTAGATATTGCAGCTTTTCACGGTTTAAATCCAAGAACAGGGAAAGCCTCTTCAGTTGTAGGAGAAAATAATTTTGATTCAAAAGTAACTCAAACTGTAACTTATGCAAGTGCAACTCCTGATGATTGTTTAAATGATGCAATTAGTATGGTTGAAGGTAGTGAATGTGAGGTTACTGGTATCGCTATTAATTCATCAGTACGTAGTGATTTATCAAAAATGAAAGCTACTGATGGTAATCCATTATATCCTGAATTTAGATTTGGAGGAAAACCGGCTACTTTAGGGTCACAAGCATTAGATACCAACAACACAGTATCGTTTGGTACTGAAACAAAAGATTGTGCAATCGTTGGTGATTTTGCAAATATGTTTAAATGGGGTTACTCAAAAGAAATTCCTTTAGAAATTATTAAATATGGTGATCCAGATAACTCCGGAAGAGATTTAAAAGGATATAATCAAGTTTATATTCGTGCCGAAATCTATTTAGGATGGGGAATCTTAAATTCTAAATCATTTACAAGGGTGGTAACTGAATAATGGCAACATATAGGAATAAAAATACAGGTGCAATCATCACTACTGCTTCAATTATCAGTGGTGGTGATTGGGAAATTGAAGAAAAAAAGAAAAAAGAGACTAAAAAGAATGCTGATAAAGATGTACCACCTAAAGATGGTGGAGCTGATGAGTAATGATACCATTTGTAACAATAGATGATGTTACTTTGCTGTTTAGAGATTTAACAGTAGATGAAACAAAAAAGGCAACATTTTTATTAACTGTTGTTTCAGATTGTTTGAGACAAGAAGCAAAAAAAGCTGGGAAAAATCTTGACCAAATGATAGAAAATGGAGATGTATATGAAAATGTAGTTAAAAGTGTATGTGTTGATATTATTGCTCGTAACTTGATGACCTCAACCAACAGCGAACCTATGGAACAGATGTCACAATCAGCTCTTGGATACTCTGTATCAGGTACTTTTTTGGTACCTGGAGGAGGTTTGTTCATTAAAAAAAGTGAGCTTGCCAGACTAGGTTTGCGTAGACAAAGAATAGGTGTAATTAATATTTATGGCAATGATTAAAGGTATTCCTGTTGTTTTATTACAAAAAATAAAGGTTGATGAAGATCCTTTTGGACAAGCTATTTATCGAGAGCGAGAAATCATAGTTGAAAATGTTCTTGTTTCACCATCATCAGCCAATGATATTATTACTTCACAAAATTTAACCGGTAAAAAAGCAGTTTATACACTTGCCATTCCTAAAGGTGACCAAAATTCTTGGGAAGATAACAATGTTGTTTTTTTAGGAAGAAAGTGGCATGTATTGGGTTTTGCAATTGAAGGAATAGATGAAAATATTCCTTTAGACTGGAATAAGAAAGTAATGGTAGAAAGATATGGCTAAAATAGTACTTGATAAAAAAGGTGTAAGGGAATTACTTAGATCTCAAGAAATGATGGATATTTGCCTAGAACATGCAGAAGCAACCAAAACAGCTGCTGGTGGTGAAGGGTATGAGATATCTTCTCATGTTGGAACTAATCGTGTAAATGCATCTGTTAGAGCAGATACAATAGAAACAATAAAAGATAACTACAAAAACAATACATTAATAAAAAGTTTGAGGTGATGAAAATGATTGAAGAAATTGTTTTTAATTATCTTAAAAACAAATTGAATGTTCCTGTGACATTTGAAAATATTAATGAAGTTGAATATGTACTCATTGGTAAAAGTGGCAGTAGTAGATTTGATTTTACAAACACGGCCACTTTTTTTATTCAATCGTATTCGTCTTCAAAATATAAAGCATCTTTACTCAACGAAAAAGTAAAAGATGTCATGTATGACTTAATTGAGTTGGATGAGATCACATCATTACATCTCAATAGTGATTATGATTATACAGATACAACAATAAAGAAATATCGATATCAGGCTGTGTTTGATATTGGATATTTTTAGAAAGGAGTAGATATAGATGGACGCAAAAAATGTAAGTGCAGCTAAACCTAAAATAGGTGGTTCAGTATTTGTTGCACCCTTAGGTACAAAACTACCAGAAGATGCAAAAAGTGAATTGGATACTAAATTCAATTCATTAGGATATTGTTCAGATGATGGAGTTTCAAACAATAACTCACCTGAAACAGATACTCAAAAAGCATGGGGTGGAGCTGTTGTTTTAAATTTATTTTCTGGAAAAGAGGATACATTTAAATTAAAGTTGATTGAATCATTGAACGTAAATGTATTGAAGACAGTTTATGGATCCAGCAATGTTACTGGAGATTTAGATACTGGATTAACAATCAAAGCTAAAAATGAGGAACCTGAACAGTTTTCATGGGTCATTGATATGATTCTAAAAGGAAAAATTTTAAAAAGGCTTGTTATTCCATGTGCTGGGATTACTGAAATTGGTGAAATTAAATATTCTGATAGTGATGCTATTGGTTATGAAATAACTTTTTCAGGAGTTCCTGATGAAACAGAAACATCCCATTATGATTATATGATCAAGAAAAAAGAAGGAGAGTAATCTAGATGAAGATAACTGGTATTACAAAACAAGGATTTCATTATTCTGTAGATGATGCAGTAGGTGATGATTGGGAACTTATTGAAATTTTAAGTGAAATGAACAATGATGAATATTTAAGTGTTGTTCCTTTTGCTAAAAAGCTTTTAGGAAATACCCAATATGAAAGATTAAAAAAATTCTGCAGAGATAAAAAAACAGGTAGAGTTCTTACAAGCAAAATGCAAGAAAACATCATGGACATTTTTAATTCAAATAAAAAAGTAAAAAACTAGTGATCCTCGCCAACATGATAAAAACTGATGAGGACGCTTTAATTTGTGATTTAGCAGAAACTTATCAAATATATGATTATAAGTCGCTTCCAGCATATATGGTTGCGACTTTTTCAGTTGGTTTGAGGGAAAATTCAAGAATAAAAATGAAGTTGAGCAATCAAAAGGTTCCTTTTGGGGAATTGCTTTTATCAATGATTTCAGATGAATTGACAAGATTGATTTGGATGAAAACAGAAGATGGTGCAAAAGGCATCAATCCTCCTAAATCGATAGTATCACTTATTTTAAACAATGGAGAAGAAAATACTGTCAATGATGGTTTTCAAACTGTTGAAGAATATGAAAAAGCAAGATTAGAGATTATAAGGGAAGGAGGATAATATGGCAACCAATTTAGCAAAAGCATATGTTCAAATTGTTCCCTCTGCTGAAGGGATGAAGGGCATGATTGAACAGGCCATGGGGAAAGATCCTGAAGAAGCAGGAGAAAAAGCTGGAAATTCAATTGCTTCAAAAATAAAGAATATCATTGTTGCTGCTGGAATTGGAAAAGTTGTATCTCAGGCTTTTACCGAAGGTGGTGCTTTAGAACAATCTTTAGGTGGAATTGAAACGCTGTATAAGGAAAACGCTGATAAAATGAAAGCTTATGCAAAAGAAGCCTATAAAACATCAGGTGTCAGTGCAAATGCTTATATGGAAAATGTTACTTCATTTTCAGCGTCTTTGATTTCAAGTTTAAAAGGCGATACAAGTAAGGCGGCCGACATAGCTAACCGAGCTATGCAGGATATGTCTGATAATTCCAATAAATTTGGTACCAATATACAAGATATTCAAAATGCATATCAAGGTTTTGCAAAGCAAAACTATACAATGCTTGACAACTTGAAGCTCGGCTACGGTGGTACAAAAGAAGAAATGCAACGACTTCTTAAGGATGCTCAAAAGTTGAGTGGTCAAAAGTATGACATTAGTAATCTAGCGGATGTTTATACAGCTATAGGAGTTATACAAGATAACTTAGATATTACAGGAACAACCGCCAAAGAAGCAGCTACTACGTTTAGTGGTTCATTTGGTTCAATGAAAGCTGCAGCACAAGATTTTTTAGGAAATGTTGCTATTGGAGGGGATATTACCGGGACCTTATCACATTTGATTACTACAGCTTCTACGTTTCTTTTTGATAATGCTGTCCCAATGGCATTAAACATTGTTCAAGGATTTGCTACTGCATTGATATCAGCAACACCTATTCTATTTCAAAAAGGTTATGATCTTTTGAATAGTTTGGTAACAGGCTTTGTACAAAACGTTCCTGTTGTACTTCCTCAAATATTACAATTTGTACAGGATATAGGAACAAATCTTGCACAAAAAGCACCTGAGATGATTTCTATGGGTTTTGATTTATTAAGCCGATTGTTAGATGGAATCATTTCGGCAATACCAATACTTGTAGAATATGTTCCTAATATCATAACGACATTTGCAAACATTATTAATGATAATTTTCCAACAATTTTACAAAAAGGTGCAGAGTTGATTTGGCAATTAGTACAGGGATTGATTGGTGCAATTCCAACAATTGTGGCTAATATTCCTCAAATAATCCAAGCTATCGTTTCAGCATTTATGGCTTTTCAATGGCTCAATTTAGGAAAAAATATTATTAAAAATGTTGGTGATGGTATTAAGGGAATGGTCTCTTGGATAAAAGAATGTGGAAAAGCAATTGTTGATGGTATTAAACATTCCTTTTCTGAAAGTACAAATGTTGGTGTTAACCTTGTTAAAGGTTTATGGAATGGTATTAATTCTGTAAAAGATTGGATTTTAGGGAAAATCAAAGGGTTTGGAGATGCTGTTTTAAATGGATTGAAATCTTTCTTTGGAATTCATTCACCTTCAAAAGTCATGGCTGATGAAGTTGGTAAATATCTTCCTCAAGGTATTGCAGTTGGGATTGAAGCAAATGCTAAAGATGTATATGATGCAATGAACGGTATTTCAAAACAAACATTGGATTTAGCAAGTGAAGGCTTTGATACTTCACAAAATAAATCAAATTCAAATAATGATGTAAATTATCTATTAGAAATCATTATTAAATTATTGAAGGTAATTGCTGATAAAGGTGATACAGGTAATGATTTTAGTGATAGAGATTTCATTCGTATGTTGAAAAGTTTGGGGGTTGTATTTTCATGAGAGTAAGATATATAAATTCTCAAAATTATAGTGTTGACTTTGTAGATGCAAATATTCTTCCAACAAGTGGCTATCTTCATCAAAGAAAATGGAATACTACAATTGAAAATGACAGTGTTAGTTTAAGTATAGGTAATTATACTTATACAATTACTTTAACATTGAGAGGAAGTCTAAAAGAAAGAAAAGAAACATTGGATAAAATGTGCGACATATTTGAACTTGATTGTATTAATGAAACGCCAGGAACTTTGTACTTTGGAGATTATTATATTAAATGCTATATTGTTTCATCAAACACTAGCATTGCTAATATTAATACAAGGACCAATGTAGAACTTGGTATTTTCTGTATCAAACAGGAATGGATCAAAGAGAAGAAATACAATTTGGTTATGTATGATGATAAAAGCAATCAGACAGGTATAAAGAAATATACGTATCGATATCCGTTTTTATATTCCAATCAAAAGGGTGCTGTTCAAGCTGTCAATGATTCATTAGTTGATGCTGATTTTATCATGAGATTTTATGGACCATGTGCGAATCCATATATAAAAGTAGGCAATATTTTATATCAAGTTAACACATCATTGATGGCTGGTGAGTATTTAGAAATAAATTCTACTGATAATACTATTTTTTGTTTTTCAGTTTATGGTGAAAAAAGAAATCTCTTTAATTATAGAGATATGTCTAGAAGCGACTTTTTTACAAAAATACCTAGTGGTTCAAATGTTGTAGGATGGGATGGAACTTTTAAAGCCGAATTGATTATCCTTGATAAGAGAACAGAACCGAGGTGGCTTTAATGAAATTCATATATACAAATGACAAATATGAAGAACTGGGTGTATTAAA